CTGGGGAATTTTGACCCCCATATAACCCCCAGCGAAACAGGGGTCGGTTAAACCCCTGTAAGCACTGGTAATAATGCGTTAGAACGGCATCTTGAAGCCAACTACCTGATATAGCCGCAGATCCTAACATAGGCTTACACTTAGGCGACACCCGATGCTGTGTGACCTGATGTAAGCCGATATCATCAGTTAATAGTGTTTATTTTTGACCCCTATTTGTCCCCCTCGAAGGTGGGGGCACCAAAAGCTCCGCTATCATTGTGAGCGCTAAAATCAAACTCTCCCCCTCGCGAAATTGGCCGCACCAACTGCATCCCTCTCACCATAGGAAATGCGGCCAATATTTTTCTCTGCAGGCCGTGGGTGTCAGCGTGACTGGCATGCGCCAACCAGCTATGCACCACCGGCCTTATCTCATCCAAACCAATTTCCCCGCTTGCATACCATCTTTGTAGTCGCTTCAGGCTCCGGCAAATTCGACTGATAGAGCCTTTGCGCAGCCTGCGATGCGTCGGCCAAATGCGGTAACCAAGAAAGTCCAGCGCTTGCCCGCCATGAATGGAGACGGGAAACACTTTTGTTTTCCGATTGGTTTTGAGCTCAAGAACATCAGCCAGAAAGGACTCCACTTGACGCCTGACGTTGTGCAAATGATCTTTGTCATGGTGAACCACGCAAAAATCATCCATGTAACGCATGTAGTGCGGCTCGCGAAGCCTGTGTTTAATGAAGTTGTCCAGCTCTGCAAGGTAGATGTTGGCAAATAATTGCGAGGTTAAATTACCAAGTGGAATGCCCTTTGGGTTGATATCACCAGGTTCGGCGCTGGATCCGATGATCTCATCAAGCAGTGCCAGCGTCCTCTGGCAGGTAATGCGCCGCCGGATGATGTTGCGCAACACTGCGTGACTGATGTTATGGAAATAGCCGGATATATCACCTTTGAATACATACACCTGACCATGCTCTCGCTTTACTTTGCGCAACATGGATTGCGCCCTGTCAGCGCCAGCATGGGTGCCGCGCCCCTTAATGCAAGCATAAGTGTCACTGATGAAGCGCGGCTCGAAACAGGGATTGATCACCTCGACAATGGCGTGGTGCAAGACGCGATCGCGAAACGGCAGCGCGGCACCAACCCGATAAACCGGCTCGTGCAAGGTGAAGTGTCGATACTCCCCGGTCTTCCAGCTACCCCAGATCAGATGGTTCTGAATATCTATCAGGTTCCCTTCGTAGTTGTAGTGGAATTGCATCACCTCTTTGCGGCCGCGCTTGCCCTTTCTGGCGCGAAGATATGCTCGCAAAAGATTGTCAAAATCATAAATTTGCGAATAAAGATTGTTATAGGTCTTGGCCATCTGTCACGGTACTTATAGTGAATTTAGTGGCGACGGGAGCAAACGGTCATTGTGGATGCAGCTACTGGAATGTCCCGCCTGTTAAGTTTTTCGGCATCTGCCGAGGATCATTCGTCCTTTTGATGTGGCACTGTTAGTCAGCCCGTGAGCTGCTGATGCTGGCCCTCTCTATCAAGAGCGGGACGCGCCCCGATGTTCGTGTTCACGTTCGAGCGCGGGTTGTTGAGGTTGACAGCGAAGACGCCTGCGCGCTCGCCGTTGTTCCAATTGCCGCCGCGGATCGGAAGGCGTCTGATTGCCGAATGACCCCAAAACACACGTTACACTGCCACGGCCTGCTCTGATGTCGCAGTTTTCAGCTTTCCTGCAGCCTTCTCTTTCTCGCGGCGATGCCAGGCCCCAAGGTCGCGCCCAATCAGGTCATTTTGCAACGCCCATTGACGATACATGCCGTGGGAAATCAGGTTTTGCTGGTGTGCCGCTCGCACCTTGGCGCGCAACATGTCGAGCGCAATCACAGCGTCTTCCAATGTGGTGCTCTTATGAAAGCGACGACCGGCGCGGGTGATAAGCTCAAGCAGTTGCCACATAGCACTCTCTATCTGCCTGCCGATCACCGGCTTGTGCGCGCGTGGCATCTTGTTGATGGCCACTAGCGCCAGCCCTATCATGGTTTCGCACTGCTGCCCGAGCGGCAAAAAATGACCATCTGCCGGCACTGATAACTTCCCGCTGCCGACTTCGCCAAGCTCACCCGCATCCGCTTTGCTGTAATTTTTAGTAAACCTTGGCGCTGCCGCCGAGCCAATCTTTCTCGTCATTCGCAAGCCTCAAAAACAAAGAAAAGAGAGGGCGAGCTATCGCTCGCCCCAGCAAATTACAAATTACCAAGATCTAAAGTGAGAAAGCGGGACGCGCCCCGATGAGCGAGTACACGCTCGAGCGCGGGTTGCTGAGGTAGACAGCGAAGACGCCTGCGCGCTCGCCGTGGCCCCAATTGCCGCCGCGGAACGGAAGGCGTTCACCCTCCAGGTTGAACCAGATGCCATCCGCACCAAGATCAGCAGCAACAGGATAAATTCCGTGCAACTTCAACACCTTTATTGCATCCGCGGAAACTGGCGTGGTGCCCGGATTGGTCATGGACTGCAGAGCGCCACCTGATGTAGCAACAATTGAGTAGGCGCCGGTGCCTGAGGCGGCCAATTTTACCGTATTGGCAGATCCAGGAGCCACCAGGGCGCCGGTGGAGCCGTTAATGGCGCGCCACTCGGAGCTTGCTGCACTTAAGTCGATAGCGCTTCTTGCGGCGTTATTGTCCGCGATAACTTGGATCTCGCCATCCACCAGGCGCAGCCCTGGTGACCACTCCCACACATTACCGCAAAGATCTGCGATGCCCGCGTGAGTGTGATCGTGACGCCACGAAGCTGGCCCAGACCCACCCTGAGTGCGCGCTGTGCCTGATGCACTGCCTGGCAGTCCGCCGTCACCGCGCACCCCGGTCTCCCATGGTGCGTCAGAGCTCTTGCCGTAACTGGTATTGCCTCGCGGAATGGTGCCGTTTTTGCGGCACCAAAGCCCCAACCCCGCCCAGTCCATATTGGTCATCAGGCCCCAACCCGCGCCGTTGGCCCTGGCGTAGTTGATGAACGTGTCGTGGCTGGCGGAGGCGGCGGGGTCTTCGCCTGGCAGTGAGATCAACTCTCCATTGCGGACTACGCCAGGATATGCGCCAATGAAGCGCTCGGTCTTCGGCTGTCCATCAACCAAAAACATCGGGTGCAAACCAGCAATCAAGCCCGGCTCAACGTCGTTGGCATCAAAGGCGCTAACAACGTGCATAAAACTAGGTTGGCCTTTGGCGGTATAAAGCACCGTGACCTTGCCGCCAGTCGCCGCTTCAACGCTGGCGCGCAGACTGTCTGGGTTGTAAATAGAGGGCATACTTAAACTCCTTGATGAATTAAAAAATCGAGCCGGACTTAGACCACCGGCCAAAGGGTGACGACTACTGCGTTATGGTCTAATGGGTCTGGCGCAAGCGCTACGCCGCCGCCCATGTCACCGTCTTCGCTGGCATCATCCTCGACTAATGAAGCGACCTCCGTAAAAGTTCTGGCTGGGATGTGAATGTGCGCCAGATAAGCACCCTCGCGGCCACCTTCAATCACCTCATCCAAGTGGCTGCGTACTTCAATCGTGACGGCTGTGTCCTGTTGGCGGGCGGCGCAGTCAATGGTTAGGCCAGCGACGGTGATCAGGTTTCCAGCTACTGCGAAGTCCGCCACTTGAGTGCCTGGCTGTTTAAGTTGGATTTGCGGCATATAAACCCCTTTTAGTTGTTCAATTTGCTGGTGCGCCAGCGCACAACCACGTTATCGGTTTCGCTGGCGAGATTGATGGTGAAGCCGTTGGTGGCGCGACTGCTGATTTGGATCTGCTCTGGCGAACAAGCACCACCGTCAAACGACACCACATCAAGATCAATGCGAAAATCAGCCTTACTGAGGGCCTGAATCGCTACCGTGTGGGTTGCCGGGCTATTGAGCGTGCGCGGGAATGACGATTCGACGCGCCGCACACTGGTCAGAGTCACGTTTGCCAACTGAGGATCAGTTGCGTCGGTGGAGTTTGGTGGAATGGTGATGTTGTAAAGCGGGATAGCTCCGACAGGCAGCGACTCTCCAACGTTGGTGACCGCCAAGCGCATTGTTTTGCTGCTGTGCAGATAGAGATACGCATACACGGTCACATTGCTAACACCCGTATTGGGCGGCACGCTGGCGGCATTATCCGCACTGGGGGCGCTGTGTTTGCGGCCCGCCATAAAAGCCACCCCACCAGCAAAGTTTAGGTTTCGTGTTGCAGTACTGGATTTGGCGCAGGTGCAGCCAGAAACCACCCCGCGGTTAAGCAGGGTTATCTCACCCTCTTGCTGAACCTGCTGCTTGAGCGCCTGGACGGAGCGATTGGCCAAGCCCGCCAGATCGAGTGCGTGCGCGACAGTGGCTGCCAGAACGTCCTGAAATTCCGGCGACATTTGCGCAAGTTGCCCGGCCATTTCGGTAAGTCGCTCGCCGAGGCTGTCTTTGCCGCCGCGCGCCAAGACAACCTCCTGCTGAGTGCCAGCTGAACGCTCGTCCAGCGCCGCGCAGTTTTCGTCTATCTCCTCGTACCGGGTATTCCAGAGCGACGGCACGGCATCGGGCTCATTATTCGGTATCGGGGTAATGCTGGGATGCGGGATCGCCATATCAGTACCTCATTTTGATTGAAATTTCGTAGCGCTCATCACTCTCTTTCACCTTTGGGGCGAAATTTTTGATGCCCATCAGGTTGCCCTGGGCGTCAATAAGCGCAGCCTCCGAGATGGCTTTACCAACCAACTCCCCCCCTTCCAGAAAGCCGCGCCCGGTCACCGACAGCAGGTCTTCCTGGCTGATGGCTGCAAGCGGTTTGCGCAACAGCTCGTTATTTAGTGCGGTCTGATTTTCATTGGGTGCCTTGGCGCGGTAGGTGGCCGGGTCGTGCCCGCCATCACCGAACGCCATGAAGGCAATTTTGGCGACCTGCGTCCCGCCTGCAGCCTGCGCTGCAAGCCGACGCCGATACGCCAACAAGGTAACGGCTTCCGCCATACGTGAGTCCTCAAACGCGGGTGATTGTCAGCGAGCCTTCAGGCGCGGCTGCCTGCCCCAGTCGCCAGCGGCCATCGAGTGGCAGTTGCGTGGCGGAGGCTAATTCGGCGAAGCAATGCGCTAAATGCTCATCAGCCCCCAGTGTGAGGCCGGCCAGCGCGTCACTTTGCGCTTTTTTCCGGGTTTGCAACCGCCCGTCGTCAATGTCAGTGCGCGGCAGTCTGATGACAGCCCCTGACCGGCAGGTGCCATCGATGCGCAGCGCGGCGACCGTGGTGGTGTCGATACCAGCCTGGCGCAGCCGAAATGCGCCGAGCGGTGATGCGCCAGCCGCACCGCCAAGTTGCCAGCCGGCATTCAGTCTCGCCCCGCCACCCAATCGCCATGGGCGACCAAGGCGCTGTGGCTGGCAAGGCACGCGCAGGGTGTAATGCTCGTGGAAGGTGGTGACAACGCTCACTGTCTGGGTGGTGACGACAGACTTGATCAGTTTTGCATTGGAGAGCGCATCGAGTTGTGGCCGGCTGAGCGCCCAGCGGCCGTTAAGCCGCCGGTCTGCCTGCCCGAGCTTTGGCTGCGGGTGAAACAGTGTGGTGGCGGTGCTTTGCAGGGTGGCAGCGGAGGCAATGCGGCACGACTTGAGGCGCCAGTGACTGACGTGTCCGCGCACCTCACCTAACTTGAATGCCCCCAGCGCAAGCCCAGACTTGAGCGCAACCGGCTTGCCATCACGCCCCAGTTGCCACAATGCGTCTGGCTGATCGCTGATCACCTTGCCGCACCAGGGATAGCGCATGGGTGAATGCTTCTCCATTAACATGCGGTAGTCGGCCCGCACCTGCAGCGCCAACACGAAGCGCAACCAAAAGCGGAACACTGGCACCAGTCTTGCTGGTACCACCGAGCGAAGCACCTCAATCAGGCCGGTGGTGGCCGGGCTGCTGGCGCCATTGAGCGGGAGCGCCCCCTCTGCGATAGACTCCAACCCCAGCAGCACCTCTATGCGCGAAGTCAGAAACAGATCGGACTCATCGGGCGCATGCGGGGGCGGAACAATGCCGTCCAGCGCAAGGGGCCTGCCGACCCGCCACGAGCCATCCAGCGCCAGCTCGGGCTCCCCCAGGAAGTGATACCAGTAGGCGTCGCGCGGCTCATTGAGCACAAACGCGGTGCCATAGGGGTGATCTTTGGCGTGCCACAACTGGCGCACCTCGGCTTGGCCTGGGAACAGCAACTGCAGGTAGGTGCGCACGAAATGCAGCCCGCGCTTTTGGATGTCGCCAGACTTCCAGGCGCGATAGAGATAGCGGGTCGCAGCCTCTTCTCGCTCACCTGGCAACAAGATCAAGCCGTCGTGATTGACCATTCGCCGCACCAAATCAAACGATCCGAGGTGAGCAGCCCCCAACACATTGGCATCAAATGACTGCTCACCCAATTTGGCAAACAAGTCAAGAAACACCCCCTTGAGCTCTGATTCAATCTGGCTGGCGCTGTGACTGCGCGCCAATGGTTCGGCGGCAGGTGCGCTGGAATCAATGAAATCAAAATAACTCACAAACCAGCCCCCCAATAAGGGGTCAGCACATTGCCGGTAGCGACCGATACCCGCAGTGATGTCGCTGAGACATAACGCCAGAGCTCGGGGCGATCATCTGTGGCGGCCTCATCGATGGCCACCCGCAGGTCAGCCCTTCCCACGCTCAATGCAGGCACCCGCGCCTGCAGTAACTGATAGATCTGCTGGTACAGCGGCGCAGCGTGACCGCGGCGCGACTGTGGGGCTTGCTCGCCAAATTGCGCCAGGATCACCGAGCTGATTTGCTCGGCGACAACCTGCTGATCGTAAGAGGTGGCAACGCTGGCATGAATTTGCACGCCAATTTCAAAGCGCACCGGGGTGTAGAAGTGGACGCGATAGCTGTCGTCAGCCAGTTTGATCCGCTCCTTGATTTGCATCTGCACCTCGGTCAGCTCGGTCAACCTGATAGGGGCGATGCACTGACCAGCCCGTTCGCTCAGCACCCGCTCGCCGCCCTCGCTCGATAAGCACGCAACAAAAAGCGCATTGATGTTATCCAGGCTAATGCCGCGAACCGTCTCCTCAACCCCCTCATTCCACACCGACAGAAACTGCAGATCGGGGAAGTGGCGGCGAATGAGAAAGTCAAACTCACCCAAAAACACGGCGTTGTGGTTGTAGATGCTCGGATATTTTGCCAATTCGCGAAGAGTGCTGATGGTTGGCGGCTGCTGACCCTTAATGAGCACCTCGTCCAGCCGCATCTCAATAAAGGCCTCGGCGGGATCTTGCATGCCGTCAAATGTCAGCAGCGCCCCGGCGGTAAACGCCACATCACCGAGCGAGTAGCGGGCCACCAAGGTGATCTGTGTGCCATCAACCGGCTGAGTCCCCACCACACCATCTTGACCAAAGCGGACGTATGCCCGCTGCCGCTCGTCTGTTTCAACGTGGTAAATCCGCTCGCCCGCCAGTGTGTTGACGTAGCGCTCCCGGTACTCGTAGGGGCCGGATCCGTCCATCACCGACAGGCCGCACAATGTGGAGTCATCATCAGCCATATCGAGGCGCACCTCATAAAATGGCCGCGAACCACTGACCACGTGAGTCGTGCTTTTTTCATAGATCTGCACAGCGCGAAACAGACCGGCGCCACCGGCAGGTAGCTCAAGCGGCGTCTCTGCCACCAACGCCCGCCCTTGCGGGTCGATCAGTGCTCGCCCGGCAGCCACCGCAAATGGCGCCCCGGACTGATTGGTAACCCGCACGTTCACCGTGGCGGGGCGCGATTTTGGTAGTAGCCCGCGCATGGCTGCATCAGCCAGCACGGTGCTATCTCGGGATTTCTCGAATGGCTCAGCTTGAGCCACCTCCAGTTGCTGGGAGTACATCGCCAGCATGGTGGCCTGCGCTTCGATCTGTTGCAAAATGCGTGGATCGCCAGCCTTGATCAGCGCGGCGCTGGCGGGGTATTTCGCCTGAATAGCCTCAATGGCAATCTGAATAAATTGATCGCGGGTATACATCAGCGGCCCCCTGTCAGGTCAAAGGTGCGGCCCGCCACCTCAAGCACAATGTCAAATCCGTCAGCGCCGTTCGGAGCGCCATACAGAGACACGGCCTCGGGCGGGAGTTGAGTGGTGATAAGAATGTCCTGCCGGAGTTTGCGCAAAAGCTCATCGGCCGCCCCGTCCGAGTGGGGCAGTTGCAGGAGTGAGGGGAGGCTTTGGCCGTAATCACTGCCGAGGTAGCCCGCTACCGGGGTACTCAGCCAGTGTTCAACCATGCCTTCCAGTTCGTCAGCGGTGATTTTTTTCATAGAGCCATGGTAGCGGGGTGGCGAGAGATCGCTCCCGCCGTTTTCCGCATTGAGCGTCACACCGCGCCAGAGTAAGCGCCGGTGACGATGTGGGCGATTTGGCGATCTGGCAAGTCGCGGGAAACCTCCCGTGGCGCCTGACCACCCCCTATCTTGCCAGTGCGACCTTGCTGCATGGTCATGGCGATATTGGGCGCAGCCGCCACCGCTGGCGGAGCGGGCGGCACAGTCATGGCGGTAGCCACAACTGGGACCCGAGCTACCTCGATGCTGGTAGCTGCGGGTGCAACCATCCGGCTATAGCTGCGCCCCTCCGATGTGGCCTCGGCAGCGGCAGTGACAGGCGTGGTCGGCTGGGCTTGGTGCGCAGCAGCGGTAGACAGGCCCGCGATGACGGAGGGTGAGGGGTTGCTGTCTTTGCTGGCGAGCGCGACATTAGAAGCTCGCGACTCGTTCGCTCTGGCATCCAGGGTGGGCGGCACCCCTCCAGGGGGAGGGATGGGGCTATCGCGATACTCTGCCAGATACTGCTCGCTCTTGGCCTTGCGATCGGCGAGCCCATTGGTGCCGCCATTTACTTTACGAGTAACCGCCTCAACATCCCCTCGCTTGGCTGCATCGCTGAGGCCGGCGCGCTGCTGCCAATACCAGGTAGCCACCTTGGCGGCCACCTCTGGCTCGGCGGCCATGTCGGGGTTGCCTACCAAGTCCAGTCCCAGATCGCGACTGGCCGCCTCATAGTTATCGCGCCCGGTGAGCTGGGTGAAGCCGCGGCCGCGAAACTTATGGGCATCGCCTGGCTCTTTGTTGCCCATGCGCCCCCCATACATCAGCTCCGCAACTGCTTTCGGCCCTTGCGCCAGCGCTGCTTTTACTGCCTCCGAACCGTGCTTTCTGGCGCTGGCGCTATTTGCCATCACCTGATCGGCGCTTTTGTATTTGAAGCTCTCTTCAAGATTGGTCATGCCGCCGGACTCATGGTCCATCTGCGCCATGAACATCGCCTGCTCGGTGGGGTCAACAATGCCCGCCGTTGCCATCTGCTTTTCCAGTGCGCTGCGATTTTTGGCGTAACTCGCGCTGCGTGATACGGCGCGGTAAACCTTGGAGACTCCGGTTGCCTCCCCGAGGTAGCTGGCTGCGCCAGCGACACCGCTCTTGGTGCGACCCCATGCGCTACCAGCAAAAGACTTCACAGCCTCCGAGGCCGCGCCCAGTTTCGCCTTTGCATCGATGCCGGTGGCATCCTTCAGCCACCCGTTGGCCTTGCCGCCCATGTCAGAGACAGAATCCCACCACGCCGACAGCTTACCCGTCACCCCCTCCCAGGCTGAAGACATGGTATTTACTGCGCTATCCCACTTGCCGGTCAGGGTGCTGGAAACGCTATCCCACATCGCAGTGGTGGCTTGCGCGGTGGCAGCCCAGGCGGCAGATGCAGTGGCGGACGCGCCATCCCACGCCGACCCTACAGCCGCGCTGACAGCTGACCACTGCGCGCTCACTGCCCCACTGACCTGCCCCCAGAGGTGCCCAACAAACAGTGTGGTGGTGCGCCATGCGTCAGCCATGCCCTGCACAAAGCCAGAGTTGCGCAGGTCAGATACCCAGGAGCCGAACTGCGTCCCAATGATCTCGCCAGCCGACTCCCCCAGCCAAGCTCCGACAGCGGCGCCCACAATGCCGCCCACGATATTACCAACCACAGGCACAATGGAACCAAGCGCACCCCCTACCGCACCACCGGCCACCGCGCCACCCAGCGCACCCGCACCGCGACCCACGGCGGCTCCGGTCGCAACGTCTTTTTGTGCCCGCGAGCCTTCACCGCGCTCGGTGTCATATACGTCACCAGCCATCAAGCCAAGGCCAAGCAGCGAGCCAAGCACTGGGATCCGCTTAGCGAAACGCCCCGCACCACGCGCGATACGGCTCAATCGCCCAGGTTCGCCGCCAGCAGGGCGCGCCCCGCCAGTTAGCCAACCAGGTAACCGCCGGAGAATGGCCATTGGCAACAGGGCGTGTAGCATTTTCCCTAGCAGCGCCAGCACGGGTGCCAACGCCGCGCTTAGCCAACCACCGCCGCGCTTGCTACCTTGCTGCTCCTCAATATCCTCCAGCAGGGCAATGGTCTGTCGATCCGCCTTCTTGCGCCCCTCATCTGACCCTTTTAGGGTTCGCCAAATGCGACGAAACCAGCGGTCATCACCCTGACGGCTATCCGACCCCATGATCTTGGCAAAGCCGCGACTAAGCGGCTGAGTGACCTCGTTAAACGCCTTAACGGTGGGGTCTGCCTCCTCGCTCACCGCCAGCTCCGCCACTGCGCCGGAGATCCGCTCTCCCATGTCGCCCAGCGCTACCGCCAGGTGCATATTGCCAAGACTATCGCTCTCACCGCTGACACCGGTTTCTCCAGCCTTGCCGCGCTGGCCGCCGGACACAAAGCGCCCATTGGCATCACGCCGTGGTGTGGAGCGGCTTGGTACAAGCACCACTGGTGCCACGCTGCCGGTTGTCACCGGCGCACCTTCGGCAGACTGCGCCGGATCGGGCGGAGTGCTAATTGCTGGCATTGGCGGCTCGGTGCGCGCGGCGGTGATCGCTGCGGGCGACGCAGGCACCCGCCCACCACTGTCGCGGCTGGGCACAAGCACCACTGGTGCCACGCTGCCGGTTGTCACCGGCGCACCTTCGGCAGACTGCGCCGGATCGGGCGGAGTGCTAAGGCTGGCGCTAATAGCTTTCAGCTCTGCCAGGATTAGATTTAACTGACTGATCAGCTGATCGGACTGCTCGCGCGGCCCAACCAGAAAGCCCTGCTCATCATGCTGCAATGCCATATCAGGGCCTCATAAAGGTGTCGATTTGGGTGAAGGTCATCTGGATTTCTTCCAGTGCATCATCGCGCCTGGATAGCGAAACGTCGTAGCTCAGCGCACGGTAAAGCCCTTTACCGGTGAAGCCGCCAGCATCGCCCACAAAGGCATGCTCAATGGTGAAGGTGATGGCGTACTGCCCCGGCACCCCGACAGTGCCATCTTGCGCGGCCACAGCCGAGGCGTGCGCCTCGAACCAGCGCTTGATGGTACCGCGCTGGTCATCCAGGGTGGTGATGCGCAACTCGTCAGGCTCGGAGCCTGCGGGCATGTCCACGTAGGCAGCGCCGACTTTGGTTTTATCGCCACTGACGTTGAATGGGTTGTGGTCGATATCAACGCAGAACAGATTGAACTGGCTGGAAAAGTCACCCTGTAGCGAGCTGCTGACACTGATCAAGAACAGGTTCTTTTTGGCGCGCCTGGTGCTGATAACTTGTGAGTGGATCCGCTTTGCCTCAGCGGGGGAGATGCCACCATAAAGCGGATTATTGTTGCGCCAAAAGCGCTGACTGCTGCTAGATCCACCCAGCAGTCGATCAAGCGCCTTGTCAGCCATGCCTGAGTCCAGCGCTTTGAGGGCTGCCCCTTCCAGATCGCCGGACAGCAAGCTATCAGCGATATTGGCTCCGCCATCGATGGCGCGGCGCAACTCGGGCGGCACGTATTTTGTCATGGCGCTGGCCGCGGCCTGATTGGCAGCGCTGGCCGCCCGATCACTGAGCCGGCTTGCTAACTCGCCCCCGCCAGCCAGCTCGGTCAACTTGCCAGCGGCGCCGCTAATGCCGCTACCGATCGCCCCCTCCACGCTACCCATCAGGTTGCCAAGCACTCCGCTGCCGCCCAGGCTCTCCATGACGTTGTTGTAGAGCCCCATCACACCTCCTCGTCGTCAGGCGCTGACTGGCGAGCCAGGTTGGCTGCGTACTGCTCGGCCTGATCTTCATCCAGTGCCATGATGTCGGTAAGGAAGCGCATCATCATCTGCTTGTCAGCACCCAACTCCTTGAGCTGCTGCATACCCTGCGCCAGCATCAAGCCAACACTCATCCCTTCGCTGCGAGTGCGCTGCTTCTCCGACTCCAGCGCAGAAATGGACCCGTAAAAGTTGATGGACCAAGGTCGTTCGGCAGCCGGGATCACCACGCCGTGCTTGTGCAGGGTGTGAATGTCGATCACTTGATTGAAGAAATCAGCCAGCGCTACTCTGATAACTCGCGCCCGCTCAGCGACTTGAGCGCTGGTGCGGAAAAAGCCCCCCTCCCCCAGGCCGCCAGCCAGCATGTCAGCAAAGCCCAACATCGACAGATCGACCCCGATCGCCCCGGCGGTCAGCCTGGCATGCAGCATAATATCTTCAATGCTGATGTTGGCGCTGCGGCCAGACTGGCCACCGTTGGCCGCCTGCATTGAGGTTAATTGCTTGTCACCGAACACCGGGATGATGTGGCGGATCCGCTCCATGATCGGGCGCCCGCCATTGGCGGCGCTTTCGGCCACCTGCTTTGACTTGGAGAGCATCGCTTTGATGCTCTCCAAAAAACGCTGCTGTTGACTCTTGCTCATCTCATTGAGGTTGACGGTCAGCATCTGCTCATCAATGGAGTCGATCCAGCGCTGCCCCACCAGGCCGAGCAAGCTGGCCGACAGGTTGTTGTAAGGCTCCTCGGCAGCATAGAGCAGTGACCCGCCCGCCATGGCAGGCATCAGCGGCAATGCATTAATGTCGTCCTGCTCCAGTGCCAGCTTGATCGACTTCTCGAACACTCCGTGCTGCGGCACCCACTGCGTGCGAGGCATCCGAATGCGCGCCATCTGCGTCTTGTCCAGCCGCTGAAAGTTCTTTTCGCCGGTATAGACCGCAAAGCCGACCGTGCGACTACCGCGCTCGAACGCCTGCACCAGTGGCGGGCGCACCAGCTCGCCGGTATAGAGGTCTACCACTCCACGCCCCTGCTCGCTATACACCCTGGCGTAAGCATCACCAAATGCCGCGGCCAGATAGCCGATGTTAAAAGCGCAGCCGTTGAACAGGGGCAGCAGGTCCGCTCGCACCTCCTCGACCAGCCGCTCCATCTTGGCATCCTCGCAGTGGCCTGCGCGCTTCTCGATAAAAACCAGATCTCCATTGGTCTCGTGGCCGCCCAATGCCGCCGTGGTCAGCAGGGTAAGCGCGGCCGAGCAGATCGGATCTGCCTCCATCTGTGACCATTGGTCGTAGATAGATTGGCGGGTACGCGCCTTCCTGCTGCCAGACGCCATCAGGCTGGCAACCGTGGTCATGCCGGCACCGTAGAGCATGGTGTCGGATTGGGTTATCTCGCTCGCTGACGCTGTTTCCGTCTCATAGTTGCGGGTGTTACCGCCGAACAGGGATGAAAACAATCCGCGCCGCTGCTTGTGGGGTTTGGTGGTCATGCTGCCACTGTAGGGCAGTGCATCCGAGGCAAAGCGGCTGTTTTTCCGATCTGCAACGCAAGCAGAGGCAAAAAAAGCCCGCAGTTGCGGGCTTGGTTGAGTTACTGCGGCAAGTCAATTAAGCTGGCTTTGTTCACTGGTCGGCGTAGAGAACTTCCACCCACGCCAAATCAAGCGCCTCAGTGTCTATCGTCTTGAGACCGCCAGTGAACACTCCTCACTCCACCCCAAAGATAGAATCCAGCAGCGCCTGGTTTTGCATGGCTTGCTCAAATACTTGTTCTTGGCGCAGCGCGGCAAACAGCGCATCGATGGCGGCGTTGATTTTCTCCCGCTCCTCGCCCTCCGGGAACGGGTTTACCCCGGGATCGTAGTGGTGGTTGGCGGCGTTGCAACTCAGGTAATCGTTGCGCTGCCCTTTTTCTGCCAGCTTATCTTCGCAGTAGCACTGGAAGGCGCGGGCGGCCATCTCGATCACGCTGCCCCAATAGGCCTTTTTGCGTCCCGCATCAATCTTTTGCGACTCACGCAGAAATGACGAACCGGCAGGGCCAGTGGCGAGACTGACGCGGCCATCTTCATCCCCTTGCTCATAGTAGGCGACGGCGATCCGCACCCAGGCATCACGCTGCTTTCTGACTCTTTGGTGGGTGACCTTGCCAAACCGCTCGCGCACCACTCGCACTGCCTCGGTGGCGTTGCCAGTCTGCTTGATCGCCATCGCTATGCTGCCAAGGGCAAAGCCTGGGCGCGGGTCGATGTTGAGGCGCGCCAGTTCGCGATCCTTGTCAGTCACCGTGAACCACTCGGGTTGCGCCACATCACCGTCGATCAGTGCGGCCCTGAACCTGGCAAACGCCTCGCGCAGCGGGCCGGGCGGCAAAATATCGGGGTTGTCGGTGGCGAACTGCTCTTTACTGCCCTCACCGCCATTGACCAGCGACGGGATGATATTGTCGAGCGCATGCAGCAGCTCGTGCCCCAGGGTGCCACCCCCGCCCATTTTGGTAAGGTTAATCACCCGCTGCACCGGCTCATAATGCGCCAATGCTGCGTTCGCTCCGCCTCGGCCACGCGCACCAAAGGCCATGGCAAGTCTGCCGCCCAGCCCCAGCGCTTGCTCATCAATGCCCAAAATATCGGACAGATCGGCCATGGCGGCGGCGGTTTGCTCGACGTGAAAGCGGGCGCTATTGGGGTCATTGAGCACCCAGTTGCCTGATTGCACCTCGCGCAGCCCCAGCCGCTCTTTGAGCTCGGCGGTTGATTGGACGGCGACATTGCGCCCGCCCACCCGGGTGTAGTTGTCGGCAACCAACAACTTGAAGCCAACTTCGCGCTTGGTGGCCTTCTTGGGCTGGCTCTCTTTGGTTTTGTCGCACCATGACCAGTCTTTCACCTTGAAAGCGGCATTAGTGACGTGACCTGCAAAGGCCTTGGAGCCGTTATAGCGGCGATAGTTGACCACGTTGGCAAACTTCTCCCCAAAGCTCACCCAGGATCGCTTCTCCTGGCACTCGGCGGCATTGCGGACCTTGGCTTGCTGCTGAATGTCTCGCAGCCCGGCGCGGTGTTCGCTTAACCGCTCGCGCAGTGCAGCTTCACGATCCTTGTTATTGGCGACCACCTTCCCCCAGTTAGCATTTTCTACCTGGTATCGCCGCTCGGCAGCCTCGTGGGCCAGCTCTAACTCCGGGGATGACTTCCACTTGCGCCGTTCGCGTGACTGGATATCCCGCTTGATGTTGTTCAGCGCATACTGCTCGGTCATCATGCGCTGGTATGCCTCGTCATTCTCGCTCCTGATCAGGTCGATTTCGCCACTAACCTCCCTGGCTGCCATCATCAGATCCTGCCACCGAGCTGACTCATCCTCATTCAACATGCTGCCGTCCAGCTCGTCACGGATCACCGCCAGCGCAGCGGTGACCGCCGCCACGGTCTGACACGGCTCAAGCCGATCGCGGATTGTCTGCAGGCCGATTACGTAATCCTGGCGCAACTGCGCAGAACCTTCTCCGCTCGGCTTGGGGCCAATCGCAGCGAATACCTTATCAATCTGCAGTTTGTCCCAGTCGGTCTTGCCGAACAGGTTGTTTTTGCTGATCAGCTCCTCGGCCTCGCGTGGATTCTCCTCTATCGCTTGCCAGTCAATATCGGTACTGAGCACCGCGTGCCCACCCTCTTTGGCGCGCCGAATGATGCTGGCAGCCTGCTCCTTGCGACTGCCTGCCACGTGGCCGGTATCTTTAAAGCGGTAGTTCTCGGCGTTGGGGTCGTCTGACAGGTCGTCATCGCTCATGCCTGAAGGGGTGTCGCCATCAACCGCCTGATTGGTGGCGTAATCACCTTCGCCAGCACCTTGATTGTCCGAGGTAACGCCAGCTCCCAGCGAGACGCGGATTTCATTGGCGCGCTTGATGTGGGTCAGCCTCGCAGCCAACCCCTTGATCCCGGCTGGCAGAGCCAGCAGTTCACGGCGAATGCTGGCCAGCTCGCTGACCAGTCGCAGCCTGGCCAGTACGGCCTTGGCGTTATCACTTTGAGTTTGATCAAATACCAGTGTCACGGTTTGGCTCCTCTTATTCGATATTAGCGGTAGCGGCCAGCATGGCAGCCTGATAGGCCATCACGGCTTGCTCCAGCAGGCCCATCATGTATGGCGTATCGGCGTGCCGGTCCAGCACGGCGGCGATCTCATCCCCCAGCTCCGAGGCCAGCATGTCTGGCGCGGTACCGTCGATTACCGATTGCAGAAACGCCCGATCCCGATCTGCGGTGTTGTCGGCAGCTGTGCGGGCGGCATAGGCCTCCCTGGCAAGCGCGATAGCGCGAAGCCGCTCTGGCTGCCAGTGACTATCAATCAGGGTTGAAAATTGATACGACGGCGCCTGCCCGCGCACCTCTTTGATCACCTCCGCGACCTTGGCTATCGCCGCCATCGTGCGGCGGCTCTCGGAAACTGATGGTGGTGCCTCATCGCTAAAGAAGGTAATAACCTCATTCAGTTCGGGGTGGGGAGTGCCAGCAGCATCGATTCTTTGCTGCCGTTCAGCATTGCGGCGCGCGGCCTCCTGCTCTTTGTGTGCTGCGATCAGTTGCTGGGCGATAGCCTCCCGCTCCGCCTCCTGCCTGGCCTTTTCCGCCTGTTCAGCCTCAAAGGCGGCCCGCTCAGCCAAAAATGCCTTCCGGTATTCATCAGCAGCAGTGGTGGCGCCACTCTCTGCTGACTGGCTGGCACTTGGCAGCCACGCCTTGAGCTCGGCGAGGCTCATTTCCCGAATGGCGCCAAGCCCGTCCCAGCCAGGCGCATAGCAGGAGAGGTAGCCCTGTTTAGCGCTCTCTTCATCATCAAAGCCCAGCATCACCTTGTGCTCATCAATCCCGCCTTCCCGGTTTACCTGCTCAATCACAAAAGCCTTTTCGCTTTGCAGGTTGGGGCCAATAAATGCATCAACCTCATCGCCATCAAGCCCCTTGGTGCCTTTGATGTAGCCGTAGTCGTGGGCCATGCTGATCTGCCACTTGTTGCCTTCTTTGCTTTCGCCAGATCGCACGTGCCCATTGGGGTTTTCGATCGCCAGGGTCAGGCCAAAGGCGCTCAACTCCCCTTGCTGGTAGTCGCCCAGCACCTTTTGCGCCTCACTGGGGTCGGTATCGGTCTGCTCGCGTGCCAGATCCAGAGCTTCTTGCTGCGCCAGCACCTCTTGGTGGGCGATCTCCTCGGGGTCTCCTTCGCCCTCAATGATCTCGGGCTCCTCGCCTTCGATAAAGAGGTTGAGCACCATCTTGCCGGAAGTGGAGTCGAGAATGGTGTTGAGGCCATCGTTAAGCTGGTTTATATTTTCTTCAAGGCAATCCCCAGGTTTGGTATCTGGGATCGCTTGCCACACCTTGACAGAGCTAGAGCTATCAAGCGCTGTTTTAGGATCTTGCGGCGGCACGTAGGGTTGATCACTAGCCACCAGTTCAGCATCCGCCGGTGCCGCTGGTTTGTAATTAGTGATAGCAGACGGTCCTTCGGGGCCGCTTTGCTTTACAGGGTCAAGTGCAGCGTCAATGCCGTGTACTGTGTAGTCATAAGAAAATGAGCCGTCATTTTTTTCCTTGACGATAAAGCGAACGGCCAGCGCCTCACCATCCAGCATCACTTCACTTCTCAGCTTGTGGTATGCCACAACCCCTTTTTTGCTCTCTTCTTTAACGTATGGAGCTTCAGAGGCAATAACCTTCGATGCCCCGGCAACAATGCGATCAATCGCGACAACGAGCGCCAACTTTCTTTTGTCTGAGCCAGCGGTGGATATTTTGCTGGCCCCTTCGCGCTGAATACCCACGTTAGCACCCAGGGGGGGGCACCAGACGACCATTTCCTGACGGCGATTCATTAGCAACTTAAATGCAGCTGCGCGCATTTCCTTCATGCCCTCCTTGGTATCCGCAAACACCCCCAACTCATCGCCCCGGATTTCTATCACGGGTGGCTCTGCGTCGCCTGGCATCAGATCCTGCACAGCTGCGGCTTCTGCAATATCCAGATCGTCAGGGTGTAGTTGTTTGAGGGCATCTGCGAACGATTGATTTGGGCGAGACTTCAGCCCTGCCGCTTTATGCAAGGCGGCAAGCTGCTCTGCTGACATGCTGTCAATCTTGTCATTCCAGTTGTCGCCGCGAACATCCGTGTCGCTGCCGGGCTCGATAATATTTGATGCCTGCTCCGGTGTGGCGGCCTCCACTGCTGCGCTCAGTGGCTTGGGGTCGAAATGCAGGTCCAGTTCGATATTGTTGCGGGTCAACTCATCGATGCTGATGTAACCAAGCTCACCACCCTGACCCAGATCGGCCCAGCCAAACGCCTGCCGGGTGCCGCTCTGGCTGTCTTTCTCGGTGATGTACCAATCATGGCTGCCGCTGAAATAGTGCAGGTAGGCGGTGGCATCCATCCCCTTACCGTCCTGCTCGTAGCTTTCGGCCATGCCGTTGATGATGTCGGCCAGCAGGCGCGCCTTGTCGATAAAAAACACCTTCTCTTCGCCGCGCATGGCGTCAGCGATGGCGCGATATTGGTTCCGGTTGATGAAGTGCTTGATGCTATTGAGGGCGGCCAGGCCTTCGGCAGCACTGGCTTGCTTTTGACTCAGGGCACGGCTTTCTGCCTCTACTTGCGCCAGTTCGAGCGCCTTGATCCGCTGCTCTAGCGTCTGCTCCAGTTCGCTCACCTCCTCTTTCAGGCCGGTGATGCGCTGCAAGCGCTCGGCCCGCTGGGCGTTCTGGCGCGCAAAGGCGGGGCCATTGCGATCGGCCAGGCGCATGATGCGACGCGACACTTCACGCACCGCCAAGTCTTGCCCCTTCTCCGGGGCGACCACGATAGTGATGTCTTTTTTGTTTAGCAGCCACTTCCAGCTCACCATTTCATCGGTGGGGGCCAGCTTGGCTGGGGTGCTGTCCGGGTTGTGGAAGTACACAGTAACCGTTTGGCCATCGCTGAGCTCAAACACGGCAGCCACCTGAGCCACGCCGTTGCGGCGAAACGGCTCAGAGACCTGCAGCGCAGTGACCTCAAGGCCGTCAATCGCGCGGTTCATTACTCTGAGCATCTGATCCATCTTGCGGCGCAAGCGCGAAAACGGGGTCACCATGGCGTCGAAGACAAACTGCTCAACGCCATCATCTGCCAGTACGTCATTGAGGGTGAGGCTGTCAAAAATCAGCCCATCGCTGCCATCATCCTTGCGAATGCGGTACAGCATCTGATCAATCGACATACCAACGGGGCTGGCATGCTCGTTCCAGGCAAAATTCATATGATATGGCCCTCTGGTAGGGTAAGAACGTGAGTGGTAGGGCCATGTTAGCGGGGAGTAAACGGGCAAAAAGGGTGGATTTTCCGTGCAGGAAGGGCTAGCCGCCCGCAAATACCGATGGCGAACCTGCAGCCACCACTGAACCGCAGTCAACCGCATCGCCCACGCGCCCCAGCGGTTTGCCGTTCACCAGCACCGACCCCGAGCCGCCAGCCAGCGCGCCATTGTGGCAGGTTGGCCTTGGGTTGCAGTGGCTTTCAAAGCCATCGCCTTGGGTCAGGGCTGGCTTGCCATTGATCAGCACATTGCCACCACCGGCGAGGCTGTTGCGAGGCGGAAAGTTACCGTGGCCGGTACAGCCATCACCTTGCCTTGCCACGGCTGGCATCTTTGCTTCTCCTCTGGCGCTTTTTAAGATCTCTGTGGGTTATCAGGCCATGCCTATCAAGCACCTCACGCACCGCCCGAGCCTTGATGCGGCGGCGATTGATGCGGCGAACGGCATCTATGCCTCTTGCCGGTCTGGCAACCAACAAAACGAGTTTCTCTTCGTTGTCGAACTCAACGCAGTCGGCATAACCGCAATCATCGAGCGGGCAATGCCAATATACCTCTGCAACCACGCTGCGCTTAGCGCGACAGATACTCACGCCGGGGGCATCAATCACTATCAAGGCAAGCTCTCCTTAATCATCCACTGTTTTAGCCTGTCACGTCCGGCCGTCCAGTCTTGCAGAATAGCAATGGTGTAGCTGGTTTGCTCGGTATCGCCATTGGACAGCAGGGCGGTTATCAGCAGCTGATAACTGCGGCGGGCCAGCCTGCTGGGGCGAAACTCGATAATCTGCTCGGCGTCAGCGGGCAGCTCCTCCCAACTGGCTGCGCGACTCACCACGCCACCCCGCAGGTAGTCGATAAAGTCGATACCAAACAATCCGGACAGTCCGGCAGCGCGAACGGCCACCCCTGCGGGCGAGGTGGCAATACTGAGCACTTGCGCCGGCATAGCTGGCGACAACTGGGCTTGATATCCGATCGCGGTTGGGGTTGGTAGCGGCGGCATCCCGCCCCCCGTCGCCGATGGCGAGATCTGGCAGGTGATGTGATGCTCAATGCCGCCCGCCGTTTCCGGCGCCTCAAATAGCAACCCTGGCGCAGGAGTCCACTGCGCCGTATAGCTGCCAGCAGCCCCCATCATCAAGCAACCAGATCGGCGATCTGCCGCTCCACGTCAGCAATTTCTGCCTTAAGCGCATCGCGGCGCTCGGTCAGCGCTTGCTCCAGCTTTGGTGCGGCGGTTTTGACCGATGGCGGCAACTTAACCTTCTGCTTTGCCTGCTTGCGCTGAAAGGCGGCGCGGCCTCGCTCCATCGCCTTAACCATCTCTTTGATGGCTGCCGCGTGATCATCCTGGTTGCGGATGGGGGTCAGCTTGTTGTTGATACGCACCTCGTAGATGTCGCCCGTCTCCTTGATGCGCAGCGTGATCATCTGACTATCAACAAACGAGAGGTGGAGTTCGCGGTAGGCAATGCCACTGGCGCGGCGGATGGCCGGATTCGCCTCTGCCTGCACCACGTTAGCGCCCGCCTTTTTGAAATGACGCGCCAACTCTTTAACCGCGGGGTCGTTGCTGCTCATGGCGGCGAACGGGAAGAGTAAGGGGTTGGACATAATAACTACCTCAGTTCAGGTTGATTTTGCTGGCTAGCAGCGTGATGTCGCTGCCAGTGAGCGTAAGGGTGGAGCCACCTACCTGCAGGGTGATTTTGCTGCCAGCATCCAGCAGCAGGGTTTCACCTGCAATTAGCTTCATCTGCTGATTGGCTAGCAGTTCGATATTCTGATGGTGCCAGCGTCGCCAACCCTGACTGTTACCCCGGGTTGGATTGCGCCAGCCGGTGATCAGTGGGTAGCGCGGATCGCCCTGAATAAACTCCAGCCACACCAGATCGCCGGGCAGAATTTCGATTTCGGTTTGGGTGGCGTGACGAGACTTATCGCCAATCGGATATTCAATTTCAGCGACCAACTTGCCCTGGCCGTCTGTTTGCCCAGGGATGGACACCTCACAGGTGCGACTGGCGGGATCGTAACTATCGACCACCGCTGGCCACTTACCTGGTAGCAGGCCGCTGCCAATGTTGCTCATCGTTCCAATCTCCCCAGCCACAACTTGGTGTATTGATTGGGTGATTCCCCATCGGTGCCTGCTTCCCACACGCTGGCCGCGGTCATGACCACCAGTGGCGAGCCGCCCTCTACAACAAACAGGTCGCCAGCGGTGACCGCTGGGGCGTATTTGTAGCGATAGGTGCGATCCAGTACCAGGCAGGAGGTCATATTGTGCAGCGTGGTTTCGGTAGCGCCTGGCTGGTAGCGCATCACCCTGGGTTTGTTGCGGTTGCCGAACACGAAGCCGCCGTCGGCATCGAGACTGTAAAAAGTCGGGATGCCGTGACGCTCAAGGAATCCACTGTTCACGGTCTCACCGATGTGGGCGGGCAGGGCGTCAAATGGTTGCTGCCGAAACAGCGCGGGCAGCGACACAAAGCCAAGGCCGCCGCGCTGCCAGCGCACCACGCCGCCCGCCTCCTGCAGGGCGCGGGCAATGTGGTAGCTGGGCACCTCGCCAGCCAGACAAGCAAAGCGCGATACTGCGAAGTCGCCATCAATGCCGCGCAGGGTTGCCCCGGCGGCGCGATAGACCTCCGCCAGGGTGGCGCGCTGGCGAATGATGGCGGTCGGTTTGATAAAAGACACCGCGCGCACCGGCTTTAGCACCGCAATCAGCCGAACAAAAGCGGCCTCGCCCGACCCCTGAGACTTACCTGACGGCACATACTCCGACTTGATGATCTCAAGCTCATCGCCAAGGTAGGTGGTAAGTGATCGACCGACCGCCAGGCTATCTGCGGTCTCCCTGTCTGCGCGAATATCCGCCTCAAGCGTCAGCGGTACCGGCACCAGATCGGATCGCAGTACCGCGCGGCGAACAAAATCGCCACGGATCGGCTGATCTTTGCCAAGAAAGAGCTCCATGAGCTACACCGTGATGACCGGCAGGCAAAACACCCGGCGCGGGTAATCCGCCTCCAGCTGGCTGATCTCGCTGCCAACCTCCGAGCTGGCCCGACCAAACGGATCGGCCCCCATGCTGCGGGTGGCCTCCAGTTGCAGCGCGGTCTCACGCTCGACATAGAGCAAGAACAGCGGGCGGATCTGCGCCCACTCAGACAGACTGAGGGCCGTTTGCTCACCGACCTCCTCGCTGGCGCTTTCACCCCCATCATCACCGATCAGGCTGGCAATGTCGGCGTAGCCCGCGTGAAAGCGGGCTGCTGCCAGAGCCTGAGCCATCACAGACTCAAGAGGCAAGATATTAGCTGCGCCGCGCTCCTGCTCCATAAATCGCTGCACCAGCTCTGACAGCAACGCCATTAGCGGTAGTCCCCGCTATTGCCTTCAACCACCTCACCAAAGTAGTGGTAGAACATGGTGCCGGAGAAGGTCAGGATCTGGCTGCGGTTCTCCCAATCGCGGTCGGCATCATCCAGCTGGATGAATGCATCCTGGATGCGCTTGTAACGCAAGTATTTGTCGGGGGTCCCCTCGTAGATCTTGGCGTTAAAGGTGCCACCCTTGGCAATAATATCGACCATCATCTGATCGATAGGGCCATCCACTGTCTCCATGAAGCGAACCTGCCCCTGCTTGCCCACCTTGACCTGCTGCGGCTCAAAGGTTTCAACGCCCAGCGGGGTCGGCACTGCGATTTCACCGGCCACCGTGGTGGTTGGCCATGGGCATTGCGGTGCCAGCAGATACATGCCCTCAAAGCCCTCGATTTCAAGGGTAAAGTCAGAGTTAACCACCTTCAGGCCGAGCGCCTTGGTGCGGTCGTGATACCCCTTCAGGTAGTTTTTGTTTGATACGGTCATAACGGACTCCGTGATGGTGATAAATTGGCTGGCGGCCGCGCACGACAACGCCCCAATGCCATCATCTATCAGTTTGGAATACGTTTTTTGGCGAGTTTTCCGAGTAGCTCTGCAAGGCTCCGTGGGGTGCGCGGCAGCGCCCACCCTTTGTTCCTAGCAAAGGCCCGCGACTGCGGGCCTGATTAATGCCGTTGCAACACCTCGGTCAATCCATTGTGACGGGCGGCGCAGCGATGATACTGGGCTGACCACGCCTGCATAGCCAACACCACTGAGCGCCCAGTTCCGTCCGTTAGCGCGGGTAGCGACTCAGGGCACGGTGCCAGCAAGGATTGCTGTATCACTGGCAGCCTGACCACTGGCGGCGGCGTTGAGCAGGCGAACTGCGTCATCGCCAAGGCACACGTTGCGATAGATAGGCTTCTCAATCTCACGGATCACCCCTCGCTCAATCACGGTTTCAGATGCTTGCAGCCCAGACAGTCGCTGCTCCACTGCTGCCGCAATGCTGGACTCGCGCGCCATGGCTGCGGCCAGCGTGACCTCGGTCGCCGCTTTCGCGGCAAGGCGGTCGCTGTCTTCAAGCCACCCGCGCACCTGCCAGCCAGTGGCCAGGCTGACAGCTATCGCCAGCGTAGGCCACCCCCAGCCACCTATCACGCCGCCTCCATGTGCCGCTCATAAGCCGCGGCCAACTTGGTGTGGTAGCCATGCGAGCGATAGGCTGGGCCGTTATAGCCCTTGGCGAAAGCCTCCCAGTCTAGCTGGCGCAAGGCGGTCAGCAGTGGCGGGTTTGCCTCTATAAAGCGCACAAAGGCGTCCAGGTGCGCAGCCTCACCCGTCTGCATCTGTGCCACAAAGTCCTGCACCGACTCATAACCCAGATCCTGCCAGTGGTAACCCATGATTTGATAGGCACCCCAAGAACAGGACTCTAGCGCGGAGGTTTCATGGATCTGGCACGCTCGCTCAAGGCGGCGATACTCAGCCATTCCACCGACATACCCGCCGGTCTTGTCGCTCACCAGATCGGTGGGCCACCCCGCCAGGCGCTGCTTATGGACACTTAGTCGGCGGCGCATGATATGGCGCTCAAACAGAATGGCCGGCCTGTCAGTGGCAAAAAATCCCTCACCTCGACTCTCAACCTCATTCACCGCGCAGATGGCAGCGAGCGGCACCCCCAATCGATTAGCCGCCGCAGTCAGATCGGCCTCAGACAGCAGCTTGTCGCAATCACCACCACGCAGCACCTTAAGTGTTTTCGGTCCCGCCACCCCATCAGCGACCAAACCGCGAGCAGATTGAAAGGCGCGCACGGCGGTAGCCGTTTTTGGCCCAAAGTCGCCATCCACCTCAATCATGTAACCGAGGTCCCTTAGCTGACGCTGCAGAGCTGAAACCGACCAACCTTTGCAGCCCAATTTTAATACCGACATCAATCACCTCCCCGTAGCACCGCGGCAATATTGCCCCGACCTCTGATCACCGCCACCGCAAACGCAATGGCAACCGCGCACTGACCTGGCCCGACAGCCGGGCTATACAGCATGATCCGCAGAAAGGCGATCAGCATCAGGCCAATCAGTGCACTGGCCACCATGGCGTACAGCGGCTTACGGTTGAAGCCTTGGCGCCGAAAGGCGATCAGCCTGATAGCGGCAGCCAGGTAGGCTGCCATGGTGATAACCGGGAAGACGTGAATGGTTAGCCAAGTCATTAGCGCCCCCTCCACTTGTTCACTATGTCACTCACATCAATCTGCTCGATGTGATCCAGCACCTTGAGCGCCAGCGGGACGATAACGATCGATCCGATAAAGCCACCCGTGCCGCTCTCCTGGACCGGCGACAGGTGAACAACATCGCCACTCATCAGATAACCAAGCGCAGCCGAAAAGGCGAGCGCACCAAAGCGCTTTAGTGGTGAGATATCTGACTTGCTGTAAGCCACCAGACTGGCGCCAAGTACCGCCCCCATCAGGGCGTTGGCGTCAATCCATGGAAGCAGGGCGGCCAGCCCCACCCCGGCGGTGGCGGTGAAGGCAGCGGCGGCACTGCTTGTAGGTTCTGCCATGTTACAACTCTCTCTTTTGTCAGGCGACTAACGCCGTGAATGTTGGCAACCCCTGCAAACTGGTAGCTCATCGCCCTGCAACGGCCCCGATGGACTTCACAATGGCGCCGCACGCCCTGATCACCCCGTTCAACCTGTCAGCAATGCCGACTTGCAGTGCGAGCTCCGCTTCTCGGCCTTTTCTCCAGTCCGCATAAGCCTTGCCTTCGATAAACTCACTGGCGTCCGTGATCGTGGTGTCGAAAGCGTCCGTCAGTGATGTGGATGAATATAACGCCAAGCTATGCGCCGCTCGCTTGTGGTTTTCCTGCCATTCTTCGCGCAAGCGGGGTGATGCAGGTATCAGCGAGAAATCGCGCTGGCGGGATCGCCAGCTCACCTCCCTGCTCATCGCCCTCTTTCTCGACAGGCAGCACCAACAGCCCGTCATCATCAAACGACAGCTTGAGCAGGTGGGACAGCTGGTCGCTACCCGCATGAAACATTGCCAGCAGCCTGGTAAATGCGCTCTCGGGGAAGCTCAGCATGGCCTGCATGCGCGCCAGTACGAAGCTATCGAGCTCGCCGTCGGTCAGGCCTGCGCCGTCATCCCCGTTAGGGATCAACTGCGCAGCCATCAACCCCACCTGCCAATGGGTGTAACGCGAGATGCCATCCAGCTCCCCCTCAAGGCGCTCGACAGACTCCGCCAGCCGCCCGGTCAGTTGCCGCATCGACCAATAATCGCCCTCCAGTTCGCCCAGCCCTATCCGATCTGCGGGGTAATCTGTACCCCCCATCAGGTAGTCGGAGTAGCGACTGACCCCGCCGGCCAATGCGAAATCGGGGCCGTCATCCAGTGTGCTGGCCATGTAATGACAAATCGCCAGGGTGCGCTCCTGTATCGTCCAGTCGGCCGGATCGGCAATGCCGGTTACCTCGCTGACGGCGGCGCGCAGAAAGCGACTGGCCGACTCCTGGTGCAAGTGAGAGGGGATGGCGGCCAGCGCAATCGCATCGCGAATGGTCAGCTCGCGCAGGCGCACGGTCAGGCGGTTGGTTCGTAATGCGGGTATCTCAATCACAATCAAATCCTCTTCATGTTTTGCCAGTCGTTGCGATCCTGGGCGGTCAGGGTGCCCAGCGTGATGGGCAGGCGCAGCTGCGTGAAGCGCCCTTGCTTGTCGATTGGGCTGCCAAGTGGCACCCCCACCCGCTCGATCACCATGGGGCCGTAGCGGCGGCCCTTGTAAATCACCGCTACCATGGCCGGCACCAATGACGGCATGGCGCTCTCAATCATGCCCTTGTCGCTCGTGGCGTAATCCAGCCCGGCGGTCAGCAGAGTGCCTTCAGGTGCGAGGTGCTCTGGCAGTGCCCAGGCGACCAGCTGCGCCATTGGCGCTTCCACCTCGGCGGCCGGGTTGCGCCAGGCGCGAAAGATGAGCTCCCCCTGAATGCGCATGGGCGGTGAGCCATTAAATACCTGAGTGCTATTGAGCTTGGTCATACCGGTGCGCCCCTGCGCCTCTCGCACAGCGCCTGATGCGCCACTGGTATCGGCACCAACGCTCTGCCCCACTTTATCCACCATGGCAGCCAGCGCGCCGGACTGCAGCATACTCGACAACCCGGGCGCGGCACCTTCTGCCCCGGCATTCTCAAACGGAGATTGCCAGTTGAGGTCGATATCGAGTTGCACGTCATCGCCAAAGGGGGCGCGCACTACCGGACCGCCCGGGATGGCATTACCCTTGATGTCCACTTCAAAGATGCGCGCCAACAGGTGGGGGCTGAGGCCATCCCACAGCGAGGAAAGATCACCGGCAGCCGCTGATGCGGCACCAATAAGGGAGGTGGACATGAGAACCCCTCTAAAAGTCAGCGAAAAATCAGTAAAAAAGGCGGCCAGATGGCCGCCAGTGAGTTACAGGCCGAGCTTTTGACGCTTGCGCATCGATTTCATGCGGCGCATCTTGGCGCCTGCTGAGCGCGCCTTCATTTGCGCCTTGCGGATTGCCAGCTTCTGCTTGCCGGTCAGGCGAACGGAGCCGGACACGCGCTTGTTAATGCGCACCTTCTTGCCGTTGCGCACCACCATCTTCTTGCGGTAGGTGGCATCAAAGACCGCCTCTTGTGCCTCTGGGCCAAACACAAAGTCATCAAGATCGGCGTCCTGCTGGTCGGCATCTGCTTCGTCAGCGCTGGCCAGCAGATCCTGCACGCGCACCGCCGCATCGGCATCCCACTCGTTGAGCAGCAGATCGAGATCATCCTCAGCGACACCCAGGGTTGCCAGGTAGCCCCATGCCGCCTCCAGTGCGGTAGCGATCACCTCCTGCTCGTCATCATCGAGCTCGCCATCCTGGTTGCTGTCGGCGATACCCACCATCAGCGCCAGCAAGCGATCGGCGGCAGTTTCATCCTCATCAAGCTCCTTATCTCCGATCCACTCCTGCACGGCGGCAACGGCATCCATGCGCGCGGCGATCTCCTCAAACGCAGCGGCAGGATTAGCGGCCTCTTCTTGTGCGCTATCGAGGGCGGCGCGCAGCTTCACCTCGCGCGCCTCCTGTTCCTTGGGGCCATAAAGGTGGTCCCGCATCAGATTGCTATACATACATCAGCCTCCTTAGCGGCTTAGTGTTTGAGTAACGAAGGTTTGGCGATTGGTGCCGTCATAGCGCAACCAGTAGCTCACATCCAGGCGGTCGTAAGGACGCGCCTCATTGGGGGCCACCACGAACCGGAAGGCAGCGCCACCCATCTGCGGATCGTCGGAGGGCACGATCCAGTCGGACGCCTCAGCCCCCTCAAACAGTGACTGCAGAAAATCGACGGTCATCTTGACCGAGACCTTCATCGGCTTTTGCAGGGCATCCTTGGCGAAGGCGGTGACGGCATCGTCAATGCTGGTAGACATATCGACCACGGAGATCAGCTTGCGCAGGCTGTTATCCACCGGCGCGCAGGTAAGAGAGTCAAACCACACGTAGCGTCCACCACCGGTATAAACGCTGTAGATCACCGGGTT